GCCAGCGACAACTCGCAGCGGCGCTTCTCTATATTGAAGAGCGTGGCGTTTGCGTCGATGTCGCGGGGAAGATCAATTTTTCCCAAGGGACGCCACCAGCGCGCTTTCCAGCGCCTCTAGCTGGTCATCGTCAAGCTCGCTGACATCCAGCGTCCGCAGCGTCACTGCCTGCTGTATAGGCCCGCCGTTCGCGCCTGTGACCTCTTTGCGATCAGCGTAGTCCTCGCGGAAGCGGGAAGCTGCAATCTTCATCCACAATGCAGCATTGAAGTTGCGGTCTTCAAGCCCAGCTTGTGCTTTTTCTTCCCACCATTGCTGAGAAAGTTCAACGGCGCGCGCTAAAGCGGTCGCAAATTCTGGGTATTGATCACGCCATCCGTGCAAACTTGCTTTCGTGTAACCTGTTGCAACAGCCATCTGCGTGAAGGATTTCCCCTTTTTTCCAAGGTCAAGTATAAGTTCGCAGAACTCTGGACGATACCCGCTTGGTCGTCCGACTTTTAGCAGATCCTCTGGTTTCTTTTTCGGAGTGGCCATAGATCACCTTTATAACTTCATCAGCTTGACCTAAACAAAACTCGCATGGCGTCTCGCAGGGCTCACCGGGTAGCCCATATCCGCAAAGCGCCAGCGCGATCTTGTCCATCAATTCCATGCACTAAGATAATCGCGAATGCGTGACAACGCAATGATGCCCGAAAACCCGCGCAAATTGCCCCCCAAAAATAATTCGCCAAATAATTCGCAAATTCGCGGCGAATATGCGAATTACCGCTTGACCCCGCAATCATTGCGCTTTATAGATAGGACATCAAAACGGAGCAAGCAAATGACCAAGTACTCAACCAACCAAATCAGCCGCATCAACCAAGCCCTGAACGAGACCCGCGATGCTCTGGCCCGCGCAATGGCTTACCGCTTCGACCTGCGCGACATGGAGATCATTGAGTTCTACACCCACCACATCGCCAAGCTTGAGGCCATGCTGGCCGACTAACCGGGGGCTTCGGCCCCCACCTCCCTCACTCAATAAGGAAATCAATCATGTCCAACATCGCCACCCTCGCCGACGACTACGCCGCCCTTGACGCTCAGATCAAGGCTCTCACCAAGCAGCGGGACGCCATCAAGGTCCAGATCCTTGAGACCAAGGAGACGGTCATTCACGGCGAGAAGGCCATCGTGAAAGTCTCAGAGAGCTTTCCCACCACCTTCTCGAAAGACTTGGCCGAGACTCTCTTGAGCCCCGAGGACTTCCGCCGCTGCCACGCCACGGCCATCAAGCCCACCATCAAGCTGACGATCTCGGGAACGGCCAAAGCCTTCGCATAAAAATAAATCGCGGGGTGCGCTTGACACCCCGCAATCATTGCGGTTATACAAGAACGGTAAGCAAATCACTCACTCAGGAGCAAGCAAATGACCTTCACCTTCTACACCCTCGGCGAAACCCTCCCCTGCCTCGCCTTCACCGCCTCTGGCGTGGACCTCTGGGACCACATGTGCGAGGCAATTGCCGACCACGTTCTCGGCGCTGACCCTTACGCTGAGGTGCCTGCCCGCGACATCGTTGACATTGTAGAGATGCAGACTGCTGACGAGTCCGAATATGTTGAGGCGGTTTATGTGCAAGGCAAGCTGGTGGGTTCGCTGGGCGCTCCCTTCTGGCTGGACCCTAGCAAATACGTCAAAATCTAACCACCAATGGGGGCTGCGGCCCCCAACCGCCCTATCTTATTCAAAGGAACACCACCATGACCGTCAAAAAAATCAAAACCATCTTCTCCAAGCTTGAAGACCTTCAGTCACAGATCACCGACATCCACGCCACCTATCAGGACGCCTTCGACAAGAAGTCTGCCCGGTGGCAGGAAAGCGAAAAGGGCGAGGTTCTGTCCAACCGCATCAACTACCTCGAAAGCGCGCTGAACGACATCGACAGCCTGATGTCGAACCTCGACGAAGCATCATACAACGAAGATTAACTTCCCAAGGGGATGGGGTTTCCCCCTCCCTGTTCCTTTCAATGGAGATTGCTATGACAACCAGCTACAAAATCATCGTCAGCTTCAACGTCCACGCCATCCACAGGAGCTGGGACTGGTGCGCCGTTACCGACGATTACGATGGCCAAGAGACTGACCCCATCGGTTACGCCTCCACGCCCCGCGGGGCTGTGGACCTCCTCATGGAGCGATTGGAAAACCAAGATTCAAAATATGACGAATGGAAAGATACATAAATGATGACCATCACCCGCACCACCGAAGGCGTCTACACCATCACCACCGGCCCAGCCACCATAGGCTGGGTCCAGAGGGCCACACGGGGTTGCTGGCGGGCATTGACACCTGCCGGGGGCCTTACCCACCACCGGACGCTGACAGAGGCTGTAGAGGCCATTGAGTGCCAGCCATGAGCCCCCTCAAGGCGGCCATGCAGCGCCATGGCCTCACCGTGGCTGACCTATGCCTCCTGACGGGCTCCAAGAGCCGGATGGTAGAGTACTGGCGGGCGGGACGCTGGCCCCCGCCTAGAGCCATCCTGATCCTTCTGGCGGCGCTGGACGAGGGCAGGATCGACATTGACTGGCTGGCGCAGCAGTTGGAGGTCAAGCCATGATTGACGAAACCGGGAATGTGTATGGGCGCCTGACTGTCGTCCGCTCCGCCAACAAACTGAACAAAGACGGACGATTGTTCTGGTTATGTCAGTGCTCATGCGGGGCTACAAAAGAAATCATTGGCCGGTCGCTACGCAAAGGATTCACCCAATCCTGCGGATGCCTCAAACGGGACATGCTACGCAAGCGTTACAATAATGCCAAAAGCCCCGTCTGGTCTCGTAGCTCCCTCGACGCCATAGACGAGGACATCATTGGTTGAAACTCTCAAATATCCCTTACAACATCCTAACCAGCCTCCGGGCTGGTTTTTTTATGTTCGTACTTCCCGCCGCACCGACCGTACCGCCGTACCCCTCCCTAGGAGGGGGGGTACGGTACGGTACGTTTTCGGGCGTTTTGCCCCCAAACGTACCGGTACGCAAAAGTACGGTACGGTACGCCGGTACGTTTCGTACCATAACGTACCAGTACGCCAAAAGTACGGTACGGTACGGTTGAGCTTGGCAATCAACGCGATCCCTTCGCCATCATCATAGCCGACCCCTGAACGTCGTTACTCACCACCCACCCATTGCCAAACGGACTAATAATCTCTGCAATCAAAAGCGCCCCAATAAGCTGGTCAGCGGACCCCGGCTTAAGCTTCTTGTCCGCCGTGGCCTCGGTACACCCATCCTCCATAAGCTTGGCCCGAAGCGCCGCGCGAGTGAGGTACGGCATCCCATTCCTTTCTTCGGCCCCGGACGCCCACCAAGCGGCCTCGAACTGCTTGCGCAGCCCTTCAACCTTGTTCTCCTTCTTGGGCGTCACAGGGGCCTCTGTGAGGCTTACAATCGCGCTTGTGACGGGCTGGTCATCCTCGTCCATCCAACCGGGGATCGTGACCGACACCAGCTCAGCGTAAACCGGCTCTGCCAGCTCAGCGTCCTTGCTTTTACGCTGGACGATCTGCATGGGCGAGCTTTCCTTGCCCGGCACGATGCTAATCTCGATGTCGAGCGCCCCGCGCCATGCCGAAGATCCGCGAGCCCGGTGCTGGGCCTCCTCGCTTACACCAGTATGGTGTACGAGCAGCACCGAGCAGCCAAACTCACCCATGAGCGCCCCGCAGGCGTCCAGCATGGTCTTGGCATCTTGGGCGCTGTTCTCGTCGCCGAGCAGGAACCGATGCAGCGTATCGACTACGATTAGGCCGGGGCGCTGGGGTAATGCGCGGATGTTATCCACTACCCTCATGTACCCGGCGGGGGTGTTGAGATCACAGCCATCCCGCGAAAGCCACATGGAAAGCGGCCCTGCGTTCTGGTAAACCTTCCAAGCCGCCACGCGGCCCCGCAAGCCGTGATGACCCTCGCCCGCCAGATAAACGACCGTGCCGGGGCGCACCTTAAGCCCAGACCACTCCTGAACGCCTGCCGACATGCGCAAGCACCAGTCCAACACCACGAAGGTCTTGCCGCCCCCGGAGGGTCCGTGGACCATGATGAGGGCCTTGTCCTGAAGCCATCTCTTGACGAGCCATGAGATGGGTGCGGGCTGGGCGCAGAAATCATCGGCGGGAATAAGCCAGTCATCTTTGGGCGGGACGAGAAAGGCCGCCAAATCATTACCGGCCTGTTTGTAGTCGTTGGCATCGCCCGGCTCTGGAGGCATAACCATGCGGGCTCCGTGCTTGGCCGAAGCCTGTTCTGCATATCGCTGCCCAACGCCGGAGGCGTCATTGTCGGCCACAATCACAATGTCCTGCGCGGCCCCGTGGATCTCACGCAGGATGCCGGTGACAGGGACAAGGTTGGAGGCGGAATAGGCGACGATGCAGGGGCGGTTGGTGACTTCGTGAATGGTCGCGGCGGTGGCGAAGCCCTCGGCCACATAGAGAGTGCCGGGCTCATCTAGAGTGCCGACCTGCCAGAAGCGGGAGCCGGTCTGAGCGCCGGAGTGATAGAGCTTGCCGCCGTCTGCGGCGATGTATTGGAGGCTGGAGAGGTTCCCGGCCTGATCGAACAAGGGAACAACGAGCCGCCCGTCGCCTGTCACGCGAGCGCCGTGGGTCTTGATGCCCTTGGTTTTTAAATAAGGATGGTCTTCGTTAGCCGGCCCACATTCGGTCCAAATGGTTTCGACGGTGCTTGCGGCAATTTCTTGTTTCTTAGCGGTTTCCGCATCCCGTAATACCTTCGCCTCCGCCATGCGGCGGACATGGGTCATTTCTTCAGTGTGGGAGAGCTTTCGGCCAATTTCAGCCCGCCATGTGGATTCGATGCCTGATCGCCAACACCCAAAGCGCCCGGCGGGGATGCCATCGCTGAACGCTACATACCAGCCGGGCTTATCCCCATGACCGCCTGAACCCTTAGTCCCTGAGTTGAACCGATGAACCTTGCCGTCCAACAAGATCTCTTTGGGTGGCAAAATGCCGCACCTAGACATAGCTGTGGATAACTGTTCTTCCGGCGTTCCGGCGTCAACGAGGGGCGGCGGGGACCATGGGCCGCCCAAAATGTCGGTCAAATCAGCCATTTTGCTTGGCCCCTTCCAAATAATCGCTCAGGGCCTTCATGACCTTGTAGCTGGGATTGGCGTTCTCATTGTCTCGGACGCCTCGGATCGTATTGTAATGCAAGCCAGTCGCCACTGAGACCATGCTAAGACGCCGGTCCCGCAACGCAAGCTTGATAGCTTCAATTGTCATCATTTTTTATCCCCATGTGGATTTCGAACATTACTGTGTTGCAAGATGCCCGCAAATCACCTAGGGTGCAAGTGTTGATCGAACGGAATGGTCCGACCGATCAAGACAAAGGAGGCCGCGTTGGCCATATCAGTAAAGACTACCGGCAGTTTGTCGGCAAACGGCGTCAAAATGCTTGTCTATGGGCAAGCTGGAGCTGGTAAAACCAGCCTGATCCGCACCTTGCCGGAGCCCATCGTGCTTTCGGCGGAAGGTGGCTTGCTGTCCATTCAGGACGCCAATCTCCCTTATATTGAAATCAGCAGCATGGACGACCTGAAAGAGGCGTTCGAATGGATGTCCACCCCGGAGGGGCTGGGCTTCAAAAGTGTGGCGCTCGACAGCATCAGCGAGATTGCTGAGGTCGTGCTGAACCATGAAAAGAAGATCGCCAAAGATCCCCGGCAAGCCTACGGCGCGATGCAGGAACAGATGGCGGACATCATCAGGGCTTTCCGCGATTTGCCCGGCCGCCATGTCTACATGAGCGCCAAGCTGGAGAAGGCGACGGACGAGATGGGGCGCATTCTTTATGCCCCCTCTATGCCCGGCAACAAGACCGGCCAGAGCTTGCCCTATTTCTTTGATGAGGTATTGGCCCTGCGGGTTGAGAAGGATGCTGACGGCAACACCCAGCGCGCCATCATGTGTGACTCGGACGGCCTGTGGCTGGCCAAGGACCGCTCGGGCAAGCTTGGCGCATGGGAGGCTCCCGACCTTGGCGAAATCATTGCAAAGATCGCGGGTGCCGCATGAAACCGCTTCAGAAGCTCGCTGAAGAATGGCTTGAGGCGAAGAACGCCGAACAAGAGGCAACTGAAAAGCGCCGCTTGATTGAGGACGAAGTTGTTCGGCTTCTTGAGATCAAGGACACTGACGACCACGCCCGCGAATTTGAGGCAGAACCATTCACCTTCAAGATCACCTGCCGAATCAATCGAAAGGTAAATGGCGATTTGGCTCAAGAGATCGCAGCGGAACACGACATGCAGGATTACCTGAGCACCTTGTTTCGCTGGAAACCAGAACTGAGCATGGCTGCATGGAAAGGTATGGGCGATAACGTGAAAAACGTATTTGCCCGCGCCATCACTTCAACTCCGGGGCGTCCGTCTTTCGCAATCACGCGAGAGGCCCCTATCTCAAACATGAAGGCAAAGTAACATGGCAAATCTTGGTGAAGTTTTTGACGTTGAGTTTCTCCCGCAGGGCAACACCGGCAGTTTTGATCCGTTGCCGCCCGGTTGGTATACGGCCACCATGTCGTCGGCTGAGATCAAAGCCACAAAGTCTGGGACGGGCCAGTATATCGCCATTAAATACACGATTACCGGCCCGACCCATCAGGGGCGTGTGGTGTTTGGGAACCTCAACATCCGCAACCAGTCGCCGAAGGCTGAAGAGATCGGTCGTCAGCAGCTTGGCGACATCTGCCGCGCTATCGGTTTGGCGAAGGTGGGCGACACCGACCAGCTTGTCGGAAACTCGCTTCAAATCAAACTAGATGTCGAGAAGTCAGAACAGTACGGCGACAAGAACCAAGTGAAGGGCTTCAAGCCCATCGCGGGGGGTGCGCCGCCTGTGATGGCGAAGGCCGCTGCTCCCCTCTCCGCTGCCCCGGCAAAGGCAGCGCCTCCGTGGGCCAAGAAGTAACATCAATGGCCGGGGCTTCAACGCCCCGGTCTACCTCTGGAGGCAGCATGAAAATCCCTGACCGCGAAAACACCATCGAAGACCTGATCGACAAGGCGCATGAGAATTTCCCGACGAGGCCACGCCCGCACATGGGGGCGTCGATACTTGGCAGCGTTTGCGAGCGCAAGATGTGGCTGTCCTTCCGTTGGGCAGTGCAACCTAAGTTTTCTGGGCGCATATTGCGCCTGTTCCGGCGTGGCCATCAGGAGGAAGTCAACATCATTGCGGATCTTCGTTCCATTGGCATCATGGTGAAGCCGGTGGACACGCAAGATGGCGTTAACTTTGGCGCTCATGTGTCAGGTAGTATTGACGCGGTTATTGAAGGCGGTGTGCCGGAGGCCCCGAACAAACGCCACATTGGCGAATTCAAGACGCACTCATTGAAATCATTCAACGACGTGGAGGCCAAGGGTGTCGAGAAATCAAAACCTGAACATTACGCTCAAATGCAAGTCTACATGCATGGGACAGGAATTGACCGTGCATTATATGTGGCGGTTTGCAAGGACAACGACCGCATTTACACCGAGCGCGTTCGCTACGACAAAGAGATGGCTGAGAAGCTGGTTGCGCGGGGGAAGCGGGTGGCACTGTCTGAGCGTATGCCTCCACCTATATCAACTGACCCGTCATGGTATCAGTGCAAGTTCTGCGATGCACATTCTTTCTGCCATGAGACGAAACTGACCCAGCATGTGAATTGCAGGACATGTGCGCACAGCACTCCGCAGGACGACAGCACATGGCGGTGTGAGCGATACGAATGCACGATTGAAATTAAGACTCAACATGGCGGGGAAAACTGCCCGGCCCACACGCTCCACCCGGATCTTGTGCCGTGGCATATGTTCGACGGCAGCGAATGGATCGCGGTCTACGAGGTCGATGGCCATAAGGTCAGGAACGGCGAGGGCGAGGTCAGCAGCCAAGAGCTGATCGACAATGCTTCTGGCTGCGTCAATCCGACAGTCGAGAAGATCAAACAGATATGGCCGGGCGCAAAGGTGGTGAAATGACCCAGCTTCGTGATTACCAACAGAAGGCGATAGACGATCTTTACGCTTGGTTTGGCGCTGGCAATGCGGGCAATCCTTGCATTGTCATGCCGACCGGATCGGGCAAGAGCCACATTGTTGCGGCGCTGTGCAAGGACGCACTTCAGACATGGCCCGAGACGCAGATCCTGATGCTGACGCATGTGAAGGAACTGATTGAGCAGAACGCTGAGAAAATGCGCGAGCATTGGCCCAATGCGCCAATGGGCATTTATTCAGCCAGCATTGGCAAAAGGCAGCTTGGCGAACCCATTACGTTTGCGGGCATTCAGTCGATTGGAAAGAAGGCGGCGGACGTCGGCCATGTTGATCTTGTCATCATTGATGAATGTCATCTGGTGAACCACAAGGAGACCGGCGACTATCGCATGTTCCTTCAGGAACTGATCAAGATCAATCCGGCCCTGCGCGTGATCGGCCTGACCGCCACGCCATTCAGGCTGGGGCATGGTTACATCACCGATAAACCTGCCATGTTTGACGCCCTGTTGACGCCGGTTAGCATTGAAGAGCTGATTTATAAGGGGTTCCTTTCCACGCTTCGCAGCAAGCACACCAAGGAACAGCTTGATGTGTCTGGAGTAAAGAAGCGCGGCGGCGAATTCATCGAAAGCGAGTTACAGGCGGCGGTTGATACGGAGCCAAAGAACCGCGCGATTGTGGATGAGGTCATTGAGATGGCCGGTGATCGCAAGGCGTGGTTGTTTTTCTGTACTGGCGTTGATCATGCCTATCATGTGGCGAAGGTGCTAAACGACAAGGGCATCCCTGCGGCCTGCGTGACCGGCAAGACCCCGAAGAAGGAGCGCGAGCAGATCCTGAACGACTTCAAAGCCGGCAAGCTCCGGGCG